GGATCGGGGCGCATGATGATCGGCCACGACGGTCGGTTCGGCCCGCTGGGCGCAGGCTTGGCCCTCGCGGATCCGGACAATTTCATCGAACTCCAGCACCGCCGCTGGGCGACGGGCCGGGTCATCGGTGAAATCGGGACGGTGCAACTCGTCTCGGCCTCGGAGATGGAAGGGAGGCTCGTGGACGAATTCCTTCGCGATGCGTTGGAAATTGACCTGCTCGCCCCCGTGGCCGAGATGATCACGACAAGCGACGGCGCGATGGATCTGCTCGAAAAGGTGCGGATCGACATCGATCAGGGACTCGCGACCGTCCCCATCCTCTACACACCGCTGTACGAGCGGGTCAACGGCCCGTTCCCCGGCGGCTCCGTGCAGATCGGCGGCGATGTCGTCTTCGACGCGAACGTCGTTTTCATGGAGAAGTTCGAGGCCGGTGAAATCATCTTCGGCTCGCTCACGAAGGCCGGAGTGCCGAGCTTCGTCCCGATCTCGACGTACGCGGCCGGGTTCGAGTGGACGGAGGACATGCTCGAATACGACCGCAGCTACGAGATCTCGATGAACGCGAGGGCGTTCGGAAGGGCGTATAATTACCTTCTGAACCACCTCCATCTCTCGCCGATCATCGCGTACTCGTACGCGGCGGGGAACACGACGGCGGCTGTCACGGGCAACGGCTCGCTCCAGGCGAACACGCTCGTCCAGTTCCAGCAGGCGTACAGGACGGCGGCAACCGCGCTTCCGCAGCGCGTCCCGTCCTGGATCCTGGCAAACGAGGCGGATCGTTTTCAGATCGAGGACGCTCTGCTCACCCCTGTCATCGACGCGAACGGAAATCCGCTCCGGCGCGTGCCGGTCACGGGGATCATCTACTACAACGGCGCGACGGTCACGAACGGGATCAAGTCGTACGTCTATCCGGGCGTCACGGCGGGGACGTGCTATTTCATCATGCCGGGCCTACGCATGAAGGAACTCGTCCACCACGATCTCCGGATCGACATCGGCCCTGCCGACATTTCACGCCTCGTGGAAGGTCAGCAGGTCGCTCGTGCTCGCCGGGGGCTGTACCTCGATGTCCCGAACAGCGTCCAGAAGATCACGCTGAGCACGTCGTCCTCGTAGGAGATGTGAAAATGGCGAGGAAAAAGAGAAAAGCACCGCTGAAGCCGAAATCGCTCAAGGGTCTGAAAGGCCCGCTCCGGGCGTACTGGTCGAAGCGTGGGGTCAAGTGAGCCATGAGGAGCGCCCGCCCGACGCTCCTCAGAGGCTCTCTGGTCTTTTTTGAGGCCGGGGGGTGGTCGTGACCGCCCCCAGGGTGTTCAAGAGCGTCAGAGAGGCTCTCAGAGCCTCCCAGGGGCATCCCAAGATGGGGAATAAGCCCTCAGAGGTCAAAATGGCCGCAAAAGCGACGATGAAGGTTGCTGTTCGACGTTTTCAGGGCATTTATGAGTGCGGTTGCAAGGCAGATCCGCTCGAAGGCCCGGAAAATTGTGAAATTCACGATCAGCCCAAGAAATACGCGGTCGAGGAAGTCGGAATTTTCGACGCTGAAAAGGAGGATTGATGGCAAACGAGTCGGCAGTTGAAAACATCTCCGATCTCCGTACGACTGTGACGTGTCCGGGATGCGGGCAGGAGTTGAACCTCCTGAGCGAGCATCTGCGGGTCACGATTTCACCCGTTCGCCAGGTGATCGAGATCGTGGACGCAGCGCTCGTTGGAGCGGAGACGGACGAGTCGGGAAACATCACGAAGCTCGCCGTCGATGTCACCGACACGGCCGGGGGATCGAGGGATCGCTTTTACGTCGGCACACGCGCAGGCGCGGGAGACGTGCTCGAAGTCCACAATTACTCGTGTCTCGCGGATGTCGCGAGTGAGCGTGCAGCGAGTAGCACTTTTCAGAACGGCGAGACGGTAGTCGTCGGCGTGCTCGACACCGATCCGCAGGCAGAGACGAGGGGGAACGACTAATGGCCGTCGTTTTGCTCAACGCAGGAGAGGAATACGTCGTGGACAAGCTCACCGAGACTGTCCAGACGCAGCCGCAATACATCGGATGGGGAACGGGAGCGGGGACGGCCGCGAAGGGCGACACCGATCTTTTCACTCCGGCCGCAGAGGCTCGTGTCTCAGGGACGATCTCGAAGCAGGGAACGGGATCGACCGCGAAGTGGCAGAACGTCGCTACGATTACATCCGCGTCGGCTCAGACGATCACGAACGCGGCCTGTTTTACGGCAAGCTCGGCAGGGACATGTGTCGTCAAGGGAGATCACACCGGAGTCCTTCTCGCAATCGGTGATCAGATCACGTACACGTTTACACTCGATCCGAGCTAGTCATGGCCCAGGCATTTACAATTCCGAACGCGGCGAGTGCCGAGGATCCGACCCAGGCCCAGGTAGATAGCCGCGATTTCGGAGACATGCTCGTTCAGGGTTTTCAGCAGACGGGTGTGGTTTCCGGTTGCGCCGTGACCGCTCAAGGGACTCCCAACATGACGGTCGCGGTCGCAGCCGGAACAGTGATGATCGGAGGTGTAAACGCAACCGTCGCCGGAGGTAACGTCACGATTACAGCGGCGGATCCGACAAACGCCCGCTTCGATCTCATCTGCGTCGATTCGGGCGGGACGAAATCCGCAGTTGCGGGATCTCCTTCGGCCAACCCGATCTTCCCCGATCCGGCCGGGAAAGTTGTAATCGCGGCAGTCAGAGTCCCCGCCGCAGCGTCTTCGATCAACGCGGCGAAAATCGTTGACAAACGGGTGATAATCGTCGCTGGAGCAGGACTTCCTGCGGACACTGTAGTCCCCGCTGCAACACGGATAATTTCAAACAAGCTCCTCGCCGGAGACGCACAGCCCAGTTGGCGCGTACTCGGTTCCGGTGAAATCGACTGGGGGCCGGGAGGCTCGACCGCGCCCGACGTGAGCATCACACGAGGATGGGCCAATACGCTGATTACAAATGGCTCGCACATGGCCTACCCGGCCACACCGACCACCGCCGCTTACGGCTCGGCGCAGACGGGTGACGGTTTCCTGCGCTTTACCATCGACGGGAACGGGCAGATTACATGGGGGCCGGGGAACATAGCGGGGGACGTGAGTCTTTTCCGTGGCGGCGGTGGCATGGTGCAGTGCTCGGGGCACATATGGGCGCAGGGCACGCTCGTCTCGAACCTTGGCAGTGTCGCGAATCAGATTTACCTTCAGTCTGACGGGAAGATTACTTTCGGCCAGGCAGCCGACACGAACCTGTACCGCTATGCGGCCAACATCCTCAAGACCGACAGCCAATTCCAGAGCGCCACGCAGATCCGGGCGCGAGCGGGTACTTCGGGCCAGATGGACATCGGCGGCGATCCGACCCTACCGACGATCTACTTCGGCACGGCGCAGGACACGAACCTCTACCGCGTTGGTGTAAACACTCTCAAGACCGACGGCGCGTTCCAGGCCGGTACGGCGGTCACGACTGGTTTCACTCTCGCGCTCGGGAACATCTCTTTCCAGACGTTCGCGACTGGAGACACCAACGCGCGTTGGTATGTCACAAACAGCGGAATACTGAATTGGGGGCCGGGCAACGCTGGCGGCGACACGAACCTCTACCGCGTCTCGGCAGGCGTGCTCAAGACCGACGGCCACTTCCTTGCCGGGGCGGCTGGTCAGGTGCGCTCTTATGACGGGGCGGCGCAGCAGGTGTCGTTGGCTAACCCCGGCGGCTTTGCGGGCATCTACTTTGGCCCGGCCAACGACACGGCCCTCTACCGCCCGTCGGCGGGCGTGCTCAAGACCGACGGCGCGTTCGTCGCCGGGACGACAATCGACGGCGACATGCACCAATACCTCGGGGACTGGGCGGCAGGATCCTACCTCGACGGCGACATCGTTGTTTACAACGGGCAAGCGTACATCTGCGTCAGGCCGACGAGCGCGACACCCGGTGCAGGATGGACGCCTACCTCGGCTGTAAATTACGCGACGACTCTGCCCTCCTCACCCTACGACGGTCAGATCGCGGTCTTGGTGGACTCGCTTACGAACCCGACCTATCAATGGATGTTCCGCTACAACGCCGGATCGACTTCGGCGTACAAGTGGGAATTCATTGGCGGGGCTGATATCGGTGTAGATGTTGAAACGCAGGAAAATACCAGCGGTACTCTCAACGCATGGGTAAATCTCGCGACTGTTGGGCCGCAATTCGTTGCGCCGAGAGCGGGAGATTACACAGTTTCTTGTGGATTCAGTTCTAACGACCCCACAAATGCAACGCAGTCGGGAATTTCAATCAATGGTGCAAACCCGACCCTCGTCATCGACGGCACGATGGACGGTTCTGGCTCAATCGGTGGAAGCGCTGTAAGCAGGACTTCGACTTTCACGGCTGTAAACGCCGGGTCGAACATCCGGCAGATGTACTGGGGCGCGAACAGCGGAACTTGGTTCCGTAAACGCTGGATCAGAGTAATTCCGAGGAGAGTGGCCTAATGCCGACCCCGAATCCTGCATCGACTGATTGGGTGCCACTCGGGCCTGGCGGGATCGTCGGGGTGACTGACGAGCTTGCCTACGCGGAGTACCAGAACAACGTCACGATCTCGTCCGCGAGCAGCGCCTCCCCTACCAACATCATCACCGCCCCCTCGATCACTTTCGATGGCGTGACCAAGGTCGTGATCGAGTTCTGCTGCATGGCAGTACAAGCAGGTGGCACAAACAACCCGATCAATCTCGTTCTGGTTGATAACGGCGCGAATGCCGGGCAGATCGGGTTTGTGAACTCGACGGCAACGGGGGTTTCAAGTATCACTGTCCTCGCTCAACGTGAAATTACCCCGTCGGCTGGGGCGCACACGTTCGCAGTGGCGGGCTATCTCGGTTCCGCTGGGAGCGGGTTCTGTTATGGCGGGAACGGCGCGGGGATCAACAACTCCCCCATGTTCATCCGCATCCGGCGCGTCTCGCCCTACGTTCCGCCGCTCGGAATTTCAGGCGGCGATCTCGTGAAATTGCAAGAGCAGATCCTTGGCGGCGCACAAGCGACGATGGATTTTCAGAACCTCCCGCAAACGTACAAGCACCTCATGTTCAAGGGCTACGTTCGCGGAGACAACGCGGCGATGCAGCAGTTCCAGTGCCGCTTCAACAACAACTCGGCGGGCGTCTACGACTACCAGTCGCTCACGGCCGCTGGCGGCACGGCGTCGGCAGCAGAGGGCTACGGCGGCACGAACGCCTACCTCGGTGACGTGAACACCGCCTCCTCCGGTGACGCTCACTACTACTCGGTCTTCGAGCTTCTCATCAACAATTACGCGCAGGCGACTCACTATTTCACCTGGCAGTCGATGATGGCGACGTACGTCAACGCGACGACAGGGAACCAGCGGATACGGCACCACATGGGCGGCTACCGCGCGACGGGCAGCGGCATCAATCGAGTGACATTCTTTGCCGCTGCGGGCAACCTCATTGCTCCGTCGATCATCGACTGCTACGCATACAACTAGGAGAGTGAAAAAATGAATATCAATATTCAAATCACGTTGGGGGCGGACGATTCGACTCCCGCGATGACTCCGGCCGAGATGCTTACCGCACTCGGCGGGGATCCGGCAAAGGACTCAATCGGCGTCTCCGTCCAGGCAGGGCATACTCCTCCGCCTCCCGAGACTGCCCCTGCGAGTGCGCCTGGGCCTATTCCTCCTCGGTGAGTGAAATCGTCTTCGATCATGGGCCGAACGGCGTTTTCATCCGCACCGGCGAATGCTGTCGGTGTGGCGAGTGTTGCATGACCGGAGATCCGTTCGAGGGAGAAATGGGCGAGCCTGAAATTCCAGGAGGCTGTGCCCTCCTTACGATCCTCCCGTATGGAGTCCATGCGTGCAAGGATCGTGAAAATCCGTACTACCTCAACGGCTGCAACGTGTGGCCCACGCATCCAGGGCACATAGTGGACAAGCCTTCCTGCACGTACGTTTTCACGAGGGTTGATGGCGGCTAAGACGTACATGGTCGCATCGGGAGCGGACGGGAATTTCGGCGCTCTCGTGGATGGTGTCGATCAGACCGCTGCGACGAGGGCCGATGGCTGGACAGTTGCGAAAAACGCCTCCCCACTCTCGGCTGAATTCGATGTGGGGACGAAGCAGGCTTCGGGCACATTTTCATCGAACTCGACTACACCGAAACCGGGGAGCTTCCTGACCGGCGCGACAGCAAATGCGTTCAAAACCCCCGCTCCACTCAGCGGAACATTCGCTGCGACTGCATGGACGTTGACGTTTGCCGTCCGTGCCACCACGGCTTCATCTCAGGCCGGACGAATGCGGCTCAGGGTTTTCAGAAGTGTCAATGCAGATGGCTCTGCGGCAACAGAAATAACGAGCGCAACCCAGGTCGGTGCAACTAGCTCGGCGCTTTCTACGTCGGCAGACGTGACGAGTGCCGTCACCTGGACTCCGGCGTCCACGTTTACACTGAACAACGAGTACCTTTTCTTCGTGATTGCGTGGGAGATCACGACTGCGGGTGGCTCCAACTCGTGTGACGTTCAGATCAGGACTGGGCAGGCGGCAGGAGGTTCGAGGTTCGTCACCTCGAATTTCACGCCAACGCCGAATACCCCAGTCTCGCTCCCGGCGACAACAACACTGACTCCGGGAATGGGTCTTGCGCTGAAATTCAACAAGACGCAAGCAGCAACGGCATCTCTGACACCGGGGATGTCGTTCTCGGTTTACACCGCTCCTACTGGGCCAGGCAAGGCATTTACAGTCAGAGACTCGACGGTTCGCAGTAAGGACGCTCTGAGGTTTACCGCCCCAGTTGTAAACACACCAGTTCAACTCGACGCAGGACTGACGCTTACCCCGGCGATTTCACGGAAACTCTCGGCGGTACGGACAAATGCCGTCACTGCGACGTTGACGGCAGCGTTGACGAGAAAGCTCCTCGATGTCGAGAGCCTTCCCGCGAACGTTGTTTTCACGACAGGGCTGACGACCGCACGAGGCGCTTCGAGAACGCTTGCCGCTGGAATTACGTTCGCTTTGACGGCCGGTGTAAAAACCGGGAAGCTCCTCGGGATCGCCCTACCGATCACGTTTACACCGACGATGGGCAAGTTCGTCCAGGGTGCGAGGACGTTCGCTGCTTCTCTCTCGCTCGTACCGGCGATGCAGAGGCTCATCAAACGTGCGGCGCTGGCGGCGGGAATGAGCGTCACACCGACGATGACCCAGGGCAAGGCATTTGGAAGACCGCAGCCGGTCACCGTGGTTTTCATAACAGCCCAGGGCGTGAAAAAGCTTCTAGGACTCTCCCTCCCGGCTACCCCAGTCATCACCCCTTCGATGACACGCCTCCGGTCGGGAGGGAGAGCACTTGCCGCCACGGTGGTTTTCACACCTGGGATGTCGAGAACGGCTTTCCTGGCGAAGACATTTGCTGCGAACGTGGTTTTCACGGGAACCCAGGCGAGATTCCTCCAAGCGTATCGCACGCTCGCAGCCGGGATGTCCGTCTTCCCGCAGTGGTCGCAGCGAAAGACGTACGCTCGTGCGATTTCAGCGTCGATCACCTTTATCCCGGCCCAGGTGCGGGCGTATTTCCTCAGCAAGAAGCTCGATGCGACGATTACATTCGACCCGCATATGGTCGTAGCTCGAAGGGGGCAGACGGCAACGCTCCTCGATGCCGTCATGACCCTGACTCCTGCGATGCAGAAGAGCGTCTTTGCAGCGAGAACGTTTGCAGCCAATGTGGTTTTCACGGCCGCGATGACGAGAGTGCGGATGGGGTTCAGGACTCTCCCCACAGGCATCGTTTTCACACCGGGAATAATCGCCAAGAGCCTCTATTCCAGATCGCTCGCAGCGCCAGTCTCGTTCGTTGCCGCGCTCACTCGCAGATACGTCCTCGGACGGGTTTTCAACTCTCCTCTCACCCTCACGGGGGATATGACCGCAGCCAAGCAGGGGAAGGCGAACACGTACCTCAATGCGGTTTTGACGCTCACCCCCACCATGAGCAGGCAGATGACGAAGAGCCTCGCCGCTCTCCTGAATTTCATCCCAGGGATGGGCAAGAAAGTGCCTATGCGGCTTGCGCTGACGTTCACCCTCGTTCCTGCTCAAACGAAGGTGTCGCGTTTGGGCCGAATCTTTGGTAGTGTCGCCACGTTCCAGGTGGGGATGCAGCGTGGGACGACACGGAAGGTCGCATTTTCACTTCCCGTCCCGATGATCGTGGCAGTGATAGTAAGGCAGCCGGTTCAAGTTCGACTTCATGCCAGTGCAATTTTCACAGCCGCTCTCGGATTCGTACGGCAACACGTACGAAAGCCCGTCGATACGCTCTTTTCCACCGCTCTCGACCCGGCTCAGCTTCTTGCAGCAGGGGAGGATGCTCCCGATCTCGTTACAGTGGAGATGGAGGGCATGGAGGAGGAGACGCATCTACTCTCGGCTGGCAATGGTGCAGCGGAACTCGAATCTGTCGGTGAAGATGCCCCCGTACTCAGGAGCGTGAGCTAATGGCCGTCTCCGTGAGACTCGATTTCACTCCTCCGACGATCCCGGACGTGAAAACACTCCATGTCGAGGAGGCTCCGAATAGCACAGGGCCGTTTGTGGAGATCGACTCCACGACGGCGGTTGGGACGTACCCGAATTACATCTCGTACTACACGACGCAGAGCGCAACCGACCTGAACTACTGGTTCCGCATCCGCTGGGAGACAAGCGAAGGAGTTTTCACACCGTACTCCGGCTCTCTCCAGGGCGGAACAAAAACGCTTGTCCAGGAGATCGTTGACCGGGTGATGCTCCGAAACCCGAATCTGAACGAGGTAATCGTCACGCAGGAGGCCCAGGCCGTCGTCTCCGAGGTGATGGGCACGCAGGATCCGAATTCGCTTCCCGTGAGCGCAGCGACGTACGTGCAGCTTCGGGGAATGACAAATCTCACGCTCGCCCGCTCGCTGATCGCGACGTACCTTGCGAGTGGCGGAACAGTCTCGAAATTCACGGCTGGACTCGTCTCGCTCCAGACAGGCTCGACAACGGCCGATCCGACGAAGGCCATCGAGGCGCTGATCAAGGCCGCGAACGACGATCTGGGTCTGTACTACAGCGTCGTCCTTCTCATGGCCGACGTGGAGAGCACGCTCGGAGGATGCAACGCGAACGGAAATTCACTCCATGGCGTCGATCTCACGCGCTCCATCGCGATGATCGATTACAACGAGCTAAACGTCTGATGAGCACACTGGAGCCGATGACGAACCTTTTTCAGACTCATGCGTCAGCGGCGCGATACTTCCGCTCGTCGGGAACAGCGATCCTCTGCTCGTGCAAGACGCCGGAGGGCTTCCGCGATCCGGAGCTTCATCTCTCGCTCGGGAGCTACGGCGTCAAGTCGTACGTAATTTCACCGGGAGCGATCCCAGCGAACAAAGAGGTGGCATACACGCTCCTCTATCACCGCTCGAACATGGCACCGATGTCTCCGGCGATCACGTACCCGAAATTCGGGCAGACGATCACGGATCCGGCCAATTTTCAGGTGACGCTCACCGTCGATTGGCCGGACGGAGCAGACGGGGCTACGAGGTACGATGTTTTTCGAGCGGACATGTCTGTGAGCGGGACGCTGGTTTACATCGGCCAGGTCACTTTCCCGGACACGACGCTCGTGGACAACCTCCCTGCGGTCGTTCCCCCAGGCTCGCTCCCGTACGCGGCCCCAGTGCTCTGCAACGAGGCCGGTGAAATTCCTCAGAACCCAGTCGATCTGATGGTCAAGGCGTTCGTGCAACCGATTCAGTCAACGAGGGCGACGAGGCTCTCGACGGAGTACCTCCAGGAGCTTTTCGGGAATATCGAGGCGGACGACCATCTCGGGATCTTTCCGGTCAACTGGGCCGGGACGAGGCTGAATTTCAGGGATTGGAGCCAGAGCGGAGACGATTTCATCGAATACGACGGTCAGCGCTTCTTCGTGATCAACTCGAACATGATCCCTGACCCCGGCGACGGAAATCCGGAACACCACTGGGAGCTTGGCCTGCGAATGCTGAGATCGGACGGCCTGGAGAACTGATGGCACGCCTGATTTCATTCCGTCCGGCGAGAGGCCAAGGTGGGCTGATCGAGATCACTCCTCAGTCGATCAAGGCCATCGAGGATTACATTCGCTGGGCAGAAGTCGAGGCTCCCCAGCACGTGCCCATTCAGATGGACAAGCTCTGCTCGTACATGGCGTACACGAACCAGAGCTTCGCAAGGAAAATGTCATTCGGGCCGTACGATCCGTCCGGCCGCAGGACAGAGCTTGCCTGGCGCACTCCCGCTCAGGGGATCAGGCGAATTACACAGCAATACTACCTCGGCTGGAAAGTCAGGAAGATCGGTCTTGCCCACTACCGGCTCTACAACGCATCGAGGGAGGCGTATTTCATCGAGTTCGGAGTCTCCCGCGTCGGCTTCGGTGGAGGGAGGGAAGTTCCTACTGGTCGGATCCGTCGTCCCGTACGCAAGTTGTCACTTTTGAAAACTCTTCGCTTCATGGCGACGACCGAGGCGTATCACCGTGTCTGGGCGGACATCTTCATCTCGCGAAGAGCACACGGAGGGTTTACACAGATCGTCCAGGCTCCGGCCGGTGGGCATTCGATCTTCGGAGCTTGGGGAACCCCGAATGAGGGTAGCGGCTCGTTCAACGGGCCTGCGCCGGGAGCGTACTTGCCATGAAATACGATCCGGAGAAGTGGTTGGAGACGACGGTCAGGTGCCTGAAGGAATACCTGGAGCAGGAATTTCAAGTAGCGATCACCGACGGGCAGAACTCGGTTGGTGACTTCGCGTACCAGATCGTCGCTGAATTTCCGGGCACGGACATGGACGCCGGGAAGATCCCGCTCGACAGGACTGTGATCCACTTCGAGATCGATGACATCGTGAGCCGGATCATCGGATTCGGTGACAACGTGTTCGATTACACGTACGACGATGTAAACAACACGCTCACCGAACGGACTGGAGAGACACACCGTCTCGTGCTCGACGTGGGAATCTGGGCGAGCGACCGCTCGGGAGGCACGACTTCTCGTCTGCGGGCGAAGCAAATCCTCCAGAGCGCCCTCGGTGGCGCTAGGGGGATCGTGAGATTCCGAGATTTCACGGACGGCGGAGACGGGCCAATCGACATCATAGGATTTTCCGGTGGCCGCTTCATTCTCGACAAGATCAACGACATGACTGTTTACAGGATGGTCGAGTGCAACCTCGAACTTCGTGTTTTCAGTCGCGACCCGCTTGCTCCGGACATGACAGGCCCGACAATCGAGGACATCATCATCGACGACAACTTGAAAATCGATATCGAAGACGGAAGTCTCTACCCGTTCCACTAGGAAGGAGGCAAGATGTCGAGCGTAATGCTGGATCCTCGCGTAATCGACGCGAGTACCCTCATTCCGAAAGCCACGTCCGCGATTTACCTTCAGCCCGCAGTCGAAGGTCAGATGACGGCTTCGGGAAGTGCGAACGTCGCCGTTCCGACGTTGATCACGCGGCTCGATCAGGCGGCAGCGTCGTTCGGATCCGACTCGACGTTGTACGCGATCATCAACGCGCTCATGAGCGCCGGAGCAGGCCCGGTGATCGCAGCCGCATCGGCCAAGGCGACGACACCGACGCTCGTGCAGCGGCAAGCGGCCTGGGAGAAATTCGAGTCGGACGAAACGATTCGCATCCGGCTTACCGACTCCGAGGTTCAGGCCGATCTCGCCGCACTTGCAATTTCATGCGCCAACGCCGACCTGCTTTACAACAAGCAGATCGCATTCGTCGGAATGCCGTCCGGCACGACGAAGGCAAACCTGATCGCCGCCGCGACTGCAATTGCAGCGGGGACTCAGATCCCTGCTTCTCGCACGTGCCTCGTCGGCCCCGGCGTCTACGACAGCACGGGAGTCCTCAAGGGAGGCTCGTTCGCAGCCGCGTACGTTGCCGCAGAGGTGGCGAAGAACGCGGATCCGTCGAACGATCTCGATCTCTGGGATCTCCCGCTCCTGCTCGGCATCGAGTTGGACGGCTTCGGCCTTCCGGTTTTCAGAAGGAAGGTCGTCTCCGGAGTCGCGACGGACGACTACGAAGACCTTCTCCAGGGCGGCGTCTCGCCTCTCCAGCCGTCTCGCGTGGCCGGTGGAGTCGCGACGACACACCTGCGCACGACGTACACGACGAACACGGCCTGGGATGCGATTTATACTCGCATCATCGTGGATCAGGTTTTCATCGACGTGAAGGCGTACATCTACGACAACAACTTTTTCAGGGCGGGGAATACGGAGACGACGCGCTCGCGGATCAAGTCCGGCGTCGAGGCCGTCCTGAACGAGCGCAACACGTGGGTTCTGCCCGTGCAGCAGGCGGACGGATCGCTCGGTTACAACGTCTCGGTTCAGCCGTCTCCCGACATGCGCCAGGTCACGGTCGGATACGAGGGCATCGTCGTGCGCGGCATCTCGACGGTGAAGGTCGCCGGGCACCTGACGATTCCGGTCTAGGAGGTGTGAAAAATGGCATGGCTCGAAGGACTGACCGCTGTCGATCTCGGAATTTCATTCGAGAACGGCAAGGACTTCGCGACGACGCAGGAAATGACGGAGGAGCTTCGCCAGGAAGTCGCGTACCAGGGCGCATTCGGTACTGACGGCCCGGTTCTCCGTCGTGTCCGGCCCGGCGACGAGGGCACTGTCTCGTTCTCGTGCATCCTGCTCAAGACGGGCGTGCGCAATCGGATGAACGACGAGATCCTGCTCAAGCAGATGCGGGACTTCGACGTTCAGACGAAGCGCGGGAGCCTGATCACGACGTACAGAGGATGCAACTGGAACCGGATTTCAATCCGGAGCACGCTCGATCAGGTCACGCTCGACGCGGACATCTCGGTTCCGGGCTACACGGCACCGAACTTCTGATGGAGAGACGGGTGGAGGAGCTTCTCGAACGCGGTGTAAACGCGCTAGAGAAGCTCGCAGCGGACGAGATCGAATTTCAGGTCGAGACGAAACCACCCGTCTGTCCTCACTGCGGCACGATGAACCCAATCGTGAGAGTCGAGGAGACGGCTAATCAAGGAAAGTTGGCCGAGTTTTTTACACAAGCCCATTGCCTGCACTGCAACAACGTTTTCTACGTCATCCCTCTCCAGTGGGAGATCTTGAAAACGGTGGAACAGACGCGGGAGATCATAGAGGAGAAGCTGAGAGTTGGCGGCTACACAAATGGAAACGACACGAGATCGGATCAAGGAGCGTAGGCTCGACCGTATGCGGCTGGGTCAAGCCGTGTGCGATTACGTCACGCTTCCGTCCGATCCTGAAATCCGTCTCTGCATCGTCCCGCTCACGGAGGCGGATTTCCTTCAGGTGCTTGAAAAAGTGCGGGACACGGTAGCGAGCGACGATCTCGCTGGCATGACGATCAGGGATCGCGTGCAGGCGCAGGAAATCCTCGTTCGAGCGATCCGCGAGGAAAGTAACCTCTCTCTGCGCGTTTACATAACGACGGAAGAGCTTCTCGAAGATCTCGAAGTCGGGGACATCGATGAGCTTTTCGACCGCTACAGGGAGATGACGCAGAAATCGTCCCCGGCGCTGGATGGAATTCCAGAGGAGGAATTCGAGGAGCTAAAAAAACTCTTGCAGGCGATGGAGTGGAGCGAACTCTCTGGCAGTGCATGGTACGCAGCAAAACGCTTCCTTTCGACAGTTACTCCATCGCCACTCCTGGACAACTCACCTGGGTCTACCTCAATCAAATCATCGACTACGACGACCGAGTAAGGAAAATCCATGTTCACTGTCTTCCGAAATTTCATCAAGACCGCTGTGAAGTTTGCGGAGAGCCGGTAACGGACGTGAGAAAGCTTCCGCCGGATCTTCAGCAGGAAGTTTACAACCCATCGGAAGACGGGCCAGTCGAGGACATGGAGTTGAAAATCATTCCTGAACCCGGAGAGCCGGACGTTCCGGAGATCGAAGTGGACGTATGAGTTCGATCACGAATGTAATCCAAACTGAATTCCGCGCACGCGGCAGTCAACTCCTGGCGACGATGAGCCAGATGTCGTCGTCCACGGGAATGTGGACGCAGCGGCTCGGTGAAACGTCGCGAATGTCCGACCGGATCAATCAGCAGTGGCGGGCAATCGGGACGACGATCCGCTATGCAATTGCAGGTCAGGCGGTTTTCGGTTTGACGCGGATGATCGGCCAGTTGAATCAGGTGCAGCAGCAGCTTGGCCTCATCCAGGCAATCGGCCAGCAAGGAAGAACAGGTCAGCCGTTTACAACACAGCAAGTGACAAGCCTGGGAAATGCCCTCCAATCCTCTGCGGCAGATTCGATTACATCAATTACTGACATGAACAACGCCGCGATCAACTTCCTCTCTACTGTCCAAGATATAAACCGGCAGAAGCTCCCGGATATTTTGAAGGACATTGCTCGTGGCGCAACGCTCACACAGACGCCAATCGAGGATCTCACGCAGCTTGTCACAACGATGAATATCGCGTTCGGTCGCAAGAACACCCCACAGGCAATTTCACAAAACGTCGCTCAGTGGTTCGAGTTGATCAGGCTCGCGCCTGGAGGTATCAAGGCGGCTCCACAACTCGTGCAGGCGATTCCGAACGTCTCGACGGTTTTTCAGCAGGGGCTTCAACCCAACCTTACTGATGCTGGTCGAAGGCGTGCCCAGGCAGAAATGTTTTCACTGGTCTTGGGAACGCTTCGCTTCGGTGCAACACCGGCCACGGCTATGCGAGGGCTTGCTTATTTCCTCCAGTCTCTTGAAACACCCGCGACTCCGAGAGCAGCCAAGGCGCTTGCAGGAATCGGAATTTCACCGGCGAGTGTTCGCCGTCGTGGTATTTATGCTACCACGTTGACGTTCCTTCGACACATTGCTGGAAATCTGACACCTCAGCAGCTAGCGCAAATTCAAAGCATCCCCGAAGACCAATTGCAAGAAGGCCAGAATTTGCCTGGAGTTGCTCCGAATCAGATGGTGTTTTTGCGAGAGTCACTCGGGCGAATTCACGCGATCCGTGCTGCAATTGTGCTTGCTTCTCAGCTTGGCAGACGTGGTGGTGTGGCGAGCCTCGAAGATGATTTGAATACGATCCTCCGAGAGCAGAACCGGGCAGGCACAAATGCGTCGGATATGGCGCGTGCGTGGCAGGATTATTCGAAACGAGCGCAGTTGCAGGACATGGCGAACCGTGTGAACATCATGCTCCTCCAGCTTGCGCAGAGCTTCGAGGGGATTCTGAATTTCTTCGCACGGAGCGTCGTTGACCCGATTACAAAGTTCGCACAAGGGCATCGTGGCGTGACAAGGGATGTAACGCTCGGGGCAGCGGGCATAGGCATTGCTGGTGGCCTGTTTTCATTCTTGCGTCGTGGTGGTGCGCTCACCCGTGGAGTCGCCGGAGTGCAGACGGTTCGCTCTCTTGCCGGACTCGAAGCAGACGGTACAGCCGCAAAGCCGTTCTTTGTAATCGTGCAGAATCAGATTTACAGGCCGTATGGTGGCCCGTCTCCAACTGGAGGGGGGCTTCCTCCCGAAGAGGGAGGGCCAGGAGGAAGGCGGGGAAGGTTCGGTCGTCCAGGGAGATTTTCACGAGCCGGAAGAGCACTGGGGACTGGGCTTATCTACGGGACGATCCTCGACACGATTGCACAGGCCACGACCGGGCAGAGTATTTACGATCCGCAGACGTGGCATGTGAACAATCAGACGGGAAAACCGCTCCGGTGGTCGGACGCGCTTCCGTGGAACTGGGGCATTGGCAAGCATCCGATCTGGTCGATCACACATCCGTTTTCACCTATGACCCAGCGGAACCAGAAGGCAATGTCGGATCTGGCGACCGCACAGGCGATTTTCAACTCTCGCGGGAACAGAGGGACGATCATCGGCGCTTCGAGCGATCCGAACATCACGTGGCAGCACGGAAATGCGGAGATAACGCTCAACGTGAACGTTAGGCAGCCTGATGGGAGAATTTCAAAGGCGAGAATTCACATCCCGTACAGCACGTGGCAGCACAACAAGTTCCCGTCCCGCGCAGGAAAGGTGAAGGGCAGGACATGACCCCACGTCCTCCTGTAATTTCAAACAAGAGAACGTCGTTCGACCCGCAGATTTGGAAGCGGAATACGGGCGAGGATCCGGCTCGATATCTCGTCTTCCCCGGCACCGTCTCTGCGCCCGGTAGGCACACGCCTGGAAACCTCAGGCACGCTCGCCCGTATCTCGTCAACGGTCGGCAGATGTTCGTCTTCCCCATCGGCGTCGAGGGTTTTCGCAGGACGGGTCAGGCGATACTCGGGCTTCGGCATTACATCGGTGACAACGCGGTGGACGGGGTGACCGTCCACTACGAGGAAGGCCGGATCGTTCTCACTGGAACGTTCCCAGGAATCACGGCGCAGCAGTGCATGGTCGAGCTTCTCTCGCTCTTGCGCTCACCCACGGCTGGCAAGGGGATAATCCTCTATGCGCCGGGTGTTTTCAACAAGGAGCAGTTTTGCCTCCCTGAAAACTGGGAGTTCTCACATGATCCGGACGACAGGACACACAGCATCGACTACACGCTGACGCTCGTGAAATTGGGCGAAGGCCCGAAGGTGAAGGACGCATCGGGGACTCCGGCTCCGAACAATCCAGGAGCGAAGCGGACGCCGAAGGGCAAGGCTCAGCGGATTTACACGGTGAAAGGAAACGTGAGGACGCTCAGGGCCATCGCTTCGAAGGTGTACGGAGATGCCGGGAAGTGGACGCAACTCGTCTCGCTCAACCGGCAGGAGCTTGCGGTGATCCAGACGCAGAGTTCGGGAAGCTCGGCTCACAATCTCCCGTATTACAGATTCGCAATCGGCACCGAGTTCCGTTACTAGGAGGGCACGTGCCAGAGGCAAAGGCAAAAGTGAGAGCAAGGCACGAAGAGGCGATCAAGGAATTTCAGCTTTGGCTCGAAAGCCACCCCAAAGCGAAGCCGGATCGCAAGGTTCAGATGTTCGACCGGCTCGTTGACGGTATTCGGCCCGTGAAAAAGAGGAAGCGTGTCTCCGCATCCCGTTGAGATCGGCACGACTCGTGTCGCTTCGCTGAACAATGTTCGTGCGGTCATCACGACGAAATGGGAGCGCGGCTACACGAAGAAGGTCATCCGCCAGGTCGAGAGCTTTTACATCGACTCCTCGCTCGACAACGACGCGGACAATTGGCACCTTGAAATAGGAGATCCCAACGGCGAGTTCCTCGCGATGATGGATCGCAACAACGAGGTGCGCGTTGAAATTCTGAGCACCGACCCTGGATTCCCCGGCCACCTCATGACCGGGATCGCGGACGATCTCACGTACGACCAGGACGGGATGTACCAGATCACCGGGCGCGACTATGCGGCGCTCGCGCTCGACTCCACCTGCCCCGGCAAGGTCTGGAAGAAGGTCAAGCCGAAGTATGTAATCGCGAACCAGGCTCGGCAACTGGGATTTCCCGGTGTCTCGCTGAACGAGCTTCCGACGCAACAGATGTATAAGAAGGTAATCAAGACGGACGGCTCGGAGACGTACTGGGAATTCTGGTACCGGCTCTACAGGGTCGAGCGCATGTACCTCTGGGTCAACCCGAACGGGACGCTAATCGGGAACAGGCTCTATTACAACGCGCTCCCCAGCTATTACTTCGGCACAGCGGCGAATTCAGACAACGCCAGGGTCAAGGAGATGCACCTGCCCGTCGAGGGAGTTGAAATCCGGAAGACGACGCAGAGCCGCGTCTCCGATTGCTGGGTCTACGTTCACAACGGCAAGGATACCTTCCTCGTGAAAACCGGGGTGACCGACCCGACGATCTCCGACTGGATCAAGCGACCGCTGAAATTGATCCAGGACACTAACTCGCACACGGAGCAGGGCGCTCGCAAGAAGGCGTGGGAGGAGATCTACGAGGGCAAGGTCGGCAGCTTCGAGATCAAGGTCGTGCTCGCGAACACGAATTTCGTGATCCAGCCGAACCGGATGTGTCGCCTCCGCATTCCCGAGTTGGGCATCGCCGGGTTCTATTTCATCGTCGGCACGAGGGTTCAGGCCGGGCCGGACGGATACGTGCAAGAGATCCGCCTGCGTGAGAAGGACATCGCGCTCTCCAGGCGCGTCCCCGAGCAGCCGAAGATCAAGAGCACGTTGAAAAAGGTTCCGGCTCTTGGCACTCCTGACCATCAGTACCCGATTGACCAATTTCAGGATCAGAAAGACCAGACGATCCACGTCCTTACCCCACTCAACACTCCGGTCGCGGACTACTTCTGGAAGGCCGCGATGGAATTTCACGACCCGTGGGACTTCGACACGTTCCTCGGCTCGATTTTGAGCATCGGATACATCGAGACGGGGATCTCGAACATCCGCCAGGACGGGATGAACGTCGGTCGTGACCGGCAGACGTGGCACAACCCTTCAGGCCCGGCGTGGGCGACCAATATTTTCAACTCAATCGCGGCGATCATCTCTGCGGTTACGCGCTCACTTGCTGGCAACCCTGAAAAAGACGAGCACCCTGGAGATCCGAATGCGGTCACCCAGAGGCAATTCATCCTCGATTTCGTGAACGAGCAAAACACGCTCGGCTTGAAAGTCGAGGCTGGAGTCGGGATCATGCAGCTTACGTACCGGCCGACGAAGGAAAAAGCGGATGATTACTTCGACAACAAGATCGCTGGGTCACGTGGACTGGACAAGCAAGGGCACAATCAGTGGCTCGGTGGGCGCTGGGATCTCGAAGCGAATATCCACACCGGGGCGGAATATTTCAGGTCGTGTCTCGACACGAGCGGGCTTTCTCCTGTGAGCGCGGATCAGATCCAGGCGATGTGTACGGCCGCGTCGATTTACAATCACGGTCACTACGTCCCCGGAAGCGACTACGAGAAGAAATTCCGCAAGGCGCTCCTGACGGATCCGGGCTATCTCCAGCGGGCGAAGGACGCGGATGCCGCTGTGAGGGCAGCCACGCCGTCAGACAAGATCACAGAGGGAGCGACGGCGAGCAAGATCATGCCGGATGGCTGGCCGAACGAGGAGCAGTGCATTGCTGCATTTTCAGGGATCTGGCAGGGTAACGACACCGCAGCGGTCGATCCCATCGGAGATATTCCGTTTCTCCAGGCCGCGCAGTACCGGGCGAACAGGACGGCCCAGATAAATCTGATTGTAATTCACGATATGGAGATGGATCAGACGAACGAGGCGGCTCAGAATTGCGCGAACGGCTTCGCTTCTTCGACGCGCCTCGCTTCTGCCCATTACACAATCGACAATCAGCACGTCGTTCAGTGTGTCCGGGACAACGATGTTGCGTTCGGCTCGTGCGGGACGATTGGCGCAAGCTCCGTGAACGACCTGGCGCTCCACTTCGAGCACGCCGGATACGCTGGCCCTGACCCGCCTGCATCCGACTGGACGAACACTTTTTCAGTTGACATGCTCAAGCGCTCTGCCGCACTCACGAGAAAACTCGCGGACAAGTACGGAGTCCCACGGGTTCATCTCAGCACGGCCGCAATTTCAGCAGGGCAGTCGGGATTCGTCGGGCACGGTGATTTGACGACGGCTCTCGGCCTGACCGGCGACTGCGCTCACACTGATCCCGGTTCGAGCTTCCCGTGGGCCACGTACATGGGGTACGTGAACGCATGACGCTCACGGATGTCACCTCGATTTCACCTGTAAATCTCTCACCGAGCGAGCAGCGGCAATATCGCGTGGTCTGTGCAGCGCTCTACTGTTATTACAACGCCGACCGGCTGTTTTACACGAACGTTCGCGGGCAGGCGCTCAAAGACCAGTGGCAGCCTCCTCCGTACGTTCCGCACGCGCTCGACTGCTCAGCGTTCGTCACGTATTGCTACCGCGTTGCCGGGGCGGAAGACCCGAACGGTCACGGCTACGACCCGAACAGCATTTCAACGGCTGAATTGTGGTCGAACGGGCAGCTTCTCGGCGGTTCAAATACCTCCGCGAACGGACTCATCCCCGGTGATCTCTGCTTCTACGCCTACGGCTCTCTGGGCCAGGGAATGCACGGAGGAATGTCAGAGCACGTCGCGGTTTACATTTCACAGGGCAAGGTCGTTTCGATGGGTTCGGACGAAGGCCCGCTCGTGCTCGATTACAACGTAAGCTCGAAGCCGCTCTTCGGCGTCCGGAGGTACAAGTTTTGATCTCCGAGCAGGAATGGAACTCGATTCGCGAAGCGGCCATGAAAATCGCGGCAGAAGTCGCCGGGCGCAGGGTCGAGTGGCTCAAGACCGGGATCGTCGTCAAGCGCGACGAGGACGACCGGCTCATCTGGATCAAAGACATGGCTGACATCGCGATTCCCATCGTTGCCCACGACTACGATCTCCGCTATTACGACACGGATGAAAACGGAGCGGCCATCGTTCGGCACGCGAGAGCGAAGATCGTCGTCCCCAAGATCGGCCAGAGCGTGTTGATCGCATTCGAGCTTGGTAGTTCGAGGCTCCCACGTTGCCTTGGAGTAATCCAGGGGACGAACTGGATCGAGGAAGAGGAGTAATGTACGATCTCGCAATTTCACCGCATGGTGACCTGATCATGTCAGGCAACCGTGATCTGGCTGGAGTCTCGGGGGTAGATCTTGTAAATCAGCGGATCACGATCAGGCTCGTCTCCCACCGTGGAACGTGGTTCTACGACACGGACAAGACGTTTGGCAGCGATCTCTACCAGACGTTCGGAAAATCAGCCGATTCCGCCCTTGACGTGGACGCTCGCGTCAGGGAGGCTCTGCGGCCGATGTCCGATATCGACATTCAGGATATCGTTTGGCTTTACGACGAGGACACGAAATCACTGATTGTGAAAGTCGAATACACCGTGAGTGACGAGTTGGATCAGGCTTCACTCGACGTTCCTTCGGGTGTGAGCGGCGCGACCGTTGTCATTCCCATCATCGGAGGTTAGCCTGTGCCAGTCTCCCTCTCAAGCATTTACAAGACTCGCGAGGACATCCTCAATGCGATGATCTCGCAGTTGGTCGCAGTGATCCCGGATGCGTATGTCGGCACAGACGGTGTAATTCGGATCATCTTCGACATCGAGGCAGGGCAATTCGAGAGCCTCTACCTCGCGGAACAGCTTCTCCTCGAAGACATGTTCGTCTCGACGGCGAGCTACCAGGCTCTTCAGCGTTACGGCGATCAGTACGGCTTGCCGATGATGCTGGGGACGAGGGCGACGGGGACGGTCATGTTCTCGGGCGCGGACGGAATTTTCATCCCGCAGGGATCTCTCGTCGCATACGACACGGGAAGCGGCGTCGATCCGGTGTATTTCGAGACGACCGCAGACGTGACGACGCCCGCTCCGGGAAATCCGATTGCGCCCATTCCGACGACGACGGCAGGAGCGGGAAACCTAACCGGCGCGTACGAGTACGTCGTCACGTTCCTGACCGCTCAGGGCGAGACGCTCCCCTCACCGGATTCGAGCATCCTCAACGTCACGGCCGGGCAGATCAACGTGACTGCAATTCCTCTCGGCGGGCCACAGACGACGGGCAGGAAGCTCTACCGCCAGGTGAACGGAACCGGGAATTACAGGCTTGTCCAGACGTTCAACAACAACACGACGACGAGCTTCATCGACAACGTATCCGACGCCTCGATTGCGACGGCTGCAATTCCTCCGACTGTCGATACGGCTCATCGCATCCCTGCCCAGGCGACCGCTCAGGACGTGGGGGCGAACGGAAACGTCGTCGCCGGAGCGATTACAATCCTCTCGGACGTTCCTGCGCAGTTGACGGCAGTCACGAACCCGAACCCGTTCACCGGAGGCTCCGACCCGGAGGATGTCGAAGCGTACAGGGCCAGGCTCCTGGATTTCATCCAGAACCCGCAGACCGGCTCCGTCTCGGATATTCAGGCATGGGCGCTGAATGTCCCAGGCGTCGAGACGGCGACGGTGTTCGAGAACACGCCTTCGGCCGGGACGGTCACGGTCAGAATTACAGGGCCGGGTGGGACGATTGCCACACCCGACGTAATTTCAGCCGTTCAGGCATCACTCGACGCCCTCGACTACGCGAACATCACGATTGTCGTGTCCTCGTTTACAGCGCTCGCGACGAACGTGACGGTCGATGTGACGACGACGCCCGATTACACGCTGGCCTCGGTCACTCCGTCAGTGCAGCAGGCTGTGTCGGATTACATCAACAACCTCGAAACTGGAGCGACGATGTACCTCTCGGGGATCGTTGATGCGGTCTTCGGACTCACGGGGATCATCGACGTGACCGTGACGACTCCGACGACGAATCAGACGACTCCCGCCGGGAGCAAGCGGACGACCGGGACGATTACAGTGACATGAGCGCAATCGATCCGAACCCGCCGACTCCGAATCAGCCGACCCTTCCTGCCGAGGGGGCTTTTTCACAGGCCGAGCTTATCTTCCTGGACGAGTCGCCGCCTGGGCTTTTCCCGGAGAACCAGAATTCGAACTTTGGCTACATCATCCGGAAGATTTTCAGCGATGTGGCCCAGGACATTGCCAACTGGCAGGACATCCTCTACAACGAGCATTTCGTCAGCACCTCGACGCGCTTCCTCGATCAGTGGGAGATCGAAGTCGGCCTGCCGCCGAATCCGCCCGATATTTCAATCGAGCTTCAGCGAGCGGCCGTCCTGTCGAGGCTTCAACGCGGGCCGTTTACACGCCCGAGGCGGGACGCGATCATCGCTCAGTACGTCGAGACGACGTTCGGCAATCCGATCCAGCTTGTGCCCCAGGGAGTCGTTATTCCCTCGACGGGAATTCCGATCTACGGCGAGTCGGGGGATGTCTCC